GTTCTTCGTAAGAATGGTAAGTTCGTCGACAACGTATCCCTAACAGCACTTAAGCGTGGGCAACGGGTAGCCTCTCGCTAACATGAGATAAGGAGAAGGGGTTCTCCCTTATCGATAGGGCACTTGGTCTCTTCACCTTGTGCCCTTTATCTTTTTCTGGTACAATTAAATAGACGGAGGTATAGTGAGTAGATTCATTAAACATATAGAAACCGATGAAGAAAAAGTAGTACAGAAAATGGGTAAGTTGTTTTCAGATTTTAATTTAGATTTAGAATCTGTTGGATACTATTTATCTAGGACATTACCATTTACAATCTTTGAAAGAATAATGATTTCAATGGATTCAGCAGATTTTTATCGTGCTGGAGGCAACATAGATAAACTTGATCAGGAAGGGTAGTGTAATGGATACAAGTGTATTTTTAATCAAAATAATTCAACTAGAGTCCTACCTAGAGGCATTAGAAGATGGAGAAACATTTCTTGAATATGATACACAGATCATGCTAAGAGATTCTATTAGAGAAGATGCTAAAATGATTGACAGTGAAGTAACAGAGGATCAACTCTATAGTTTAGATTATATAGCAGGTATGCTTCACGCATATAAAACTTTAGAATATTTTGGAGAGGATACAAATGAGTGACATGAACATCTATGCATCAAAGATTGCGGTACTGGCTGACTTCTATTTGAATTATCGTGACCAGGCCCCCTACAAGGACTTTGCAGAGTACAATGACATTGGTCTACCACTTGCCTATGTAATACATCAGAACCTGGTTGAAACCAACCCAGAAGGCAGGGCATTCATAGAAGAAACCTATGAACTACTATGTTCCGCTATGGATATAGACTCAGAACATCAATACGAATGTTTTGAAGATATGTTGAATGAACAAGACATGGGAACTGAATAAACTCAAATCATGTTATAATATAGTTATGAGCCCAAGACACTTTACCAAGGTTATGTATGGTCCTTATTACTTATCTGATAAGCATTACGATCCCTTGAAAAAACCCTCAAACCGTCAAACCTTTATATGTAAGGTTTTGAAGTATACTGGTATTGGTTATATAATTTCTTTCTTTAAGTCCCGTCGGGCAAACAAAAAATAATCCTATAACCTCCTTTACGAAGGACCAAAATTTTTCCCCGAAGTTTACGAAGGGGCTAAATATTTCACGGGATATATCAAACCACCTATCATAAATACCCCTATATAAAACATTACGAAATATAAATCTTTTTCCCTGATTATCAAACCTTTATATAATTTTATTACGAAATACTTTAAAATATCCTGAAATTTGTTACCAAATTGTTATACATATTTGGCAACTTGACAAACCTTTATATCTGTGATATGGGGGATATGGGGTTTGGGATATGATGGTTTGGGGTTTGAAGGTTTGGTAAAAGATATTATGATCTTATATTAAAATGTTCTATACTCCATTGTCCTCCACTTTGCTCCACTACAAAACCATATTTCCCCACTTAGTAAGATTTAATTGTGGATAAACCTGTGGATAACTATCATATCAAACCATATTTCCAACGGTATTGACTTGTGGATAACTATGTGATATCATGAATATATGGCACACCAATGTAACTTTGAATTAGACCTCGATGGACAAATCACCTGCTCTCTATGTGGGGCTATGGATGATGACATGAAGCCAAGTATATTTGAATCACAAATAGACTTTGAGTAAGTCTATGTTCTTATAGGGGTAATGTGGGTCTTTCTTGACTTCCCCCGAAAAATTTGATATGATTAAACAATGATAACTAAAAAAAATAAAAAGCAAATGCACCAATACGAAGAGGATTTCATGTTTGCCTTAGAAAACCTCAAAAACGACATATCCAGATACCTGGAAGTTGCCAAGTCAGAGTTTGCATCTCATAATGACATCACTAGAACTATCGCTCTTATTAACTGGACTTCTCGAACTGTAGCAGAGAATAAAGATGAACTAGAAGTTAAGATATTGGCAGCAGAGTGATATGATTAAACAAGTCAGAACAAAGAACAATGCCTATAGTACTGTAAAGTATGACAAAGATGGAAACATATTAACTCCGTCTAGGAAAAGGGAACTTAAGAAAGCAAAAGAGGAACCTATAAAGGGTCCTGAATCCATTAAGATTATAAGCCAGTATCCTAGTATCTGCTCTGCTTGTAATGTTAGAATATCAGTTGGTACAAAGATATTATGGAACAAGAAAAGTAAAAGCACAAAGCATGTAAATTGTGTGTCTAAGTATAAAAAAGGTCCAAATAATGACAGAAGATGAAATTCTTTTAAAGATTAAAAATTTACGAACACCCAAAGGTGGCTTTACAAAAGCAGGCTTAGCATCAATAGGAGTTCCTTGGCCTCCTCCTAAAGGATGGAAACAACGATTATTGGATAAGGCAACAGATAATAAGTGTAGCCATACTTGGTATATGAGAGATCCAGGCATTCAGTGTAGTAAATGTTTTGTTCTTTGGGATAAATCTGATAGACTTAATGCATGAATGTTCCAAAAGTAATTAGACAACCATTGGCATACAATGAAGAAAAAATGTATAAAGTCTATGAACTTGAAGAAGCACATGCTATATCTAAAGATCAATTAAATAATGCAAAACTATTTAGTTCAAGAAAAGATTACGTAGAAACTTTAAGTAAAAATATATCATATTTAGAGGTAGGGGTCCTTTGGGGTAATTCCGCTAAAATGATTATAGACACAACAAACGCTAAAAATGCTGACCTTTTAGACTATTATAATGGTGCACCAGGTATTCTACAGGATAGAGTCAGTGCTCCAAAAAATAGTTCCATAACACATGAACAGCATATAAAAAATAAATTTGCTTATCATCCTAATGTAAATACCATAAAAGGAGATGCAATAGAAATATTATCTACTTTAGATAAAAAATATGATTTTATTTTTTTAGACATAGACAGAGATAGGCTTTTAGCAAGAAAACTTTTATTAGATTCTTCTAAGTTAACTAATGTTGGTGGAGTTATAGGATTAACCTCTTATCTAAATTATGACAGTGTTTTATATGAAGGTCATGTAGGGATATATCAAAGCGTAAATGAATTCTTATATTATAACCAAAATTGGTCTGTTGATGGATTGCTTCTAAATACTCTTGGATTTCATGATATATACATCAAGAAGAATAAGGATAGTAACCAATAGTGCCCTTGTAGGGCATAGAATGGTTTCTTACTTCTACTTCGCGCCGAACTTTAAAGAAATTGGTATACTTAATACATGAAACTATTAATCAGCATTTCAGCCGTAGCCTTGCTCACAACCATAATTGGAATTACTCTACAGATAGTGGTGTTTAAATGATAACTGGCGTATCCTGTAAGTTCTGTAACGAGCCTAATGCCACACAAGTAACCATTAAAGGGGCTTATTGCCTTAATTGTTATATAGGGATTACGAACGCTTCTTTAAATTCCCTGGAAAATTGATGAAAACAGACAAAATAGTCATTGTTGGTGGAGGCTCTGCAGGTTGGATGACTGCCACAACTTTAATTAAAGAATTTCCTACAAAAGAAATTATGCTAATTGAATCTAAAGATGTTCCAACTGTTGGTGTTGGAGAATCAACAATTGCAGGTATTAGACAATGGGCACAGTTTATAGGATTAAAAGAAGAATCTTTCTTTAAAGAAACAGATGCTACTATTAAAATGAGCATTAAGTTTACAGACTTTTATAAAAAAAATTCAGGTAGTTTTCATTACCCATTTGGTGCTCCAGTAGTAGATGGCAATAGGAATCCTTTTGCTGATTGGCATTTAAAAAAGTATTTAAACCCAGAAACTCCTGTAGAAGATTTTGTAAATTGTTTGTTTCCATCTGCTGCATTATTCAATAATGACAAATATTCAGAAAACCTATATAGTGAATTTCATAATTTTAACCCTAAGAATGACATTGCATACCATTTTGATTCCACCAAATTTGCTATATGGCTTAGGGATACATACTGTAAGCCTGCTGGTGTAACTCATATAGTTTCAACTGTTGTATCTGTTAATAAAGATAAGGATGGAGTTAAAGATTTAGTTTTAGAAGATGGAAGTTTAATTGAAGCAGACTTATTTATTGACTGTACTGGTTTTAAAAGTTTATTATTGTCAGAGTCATTGTTAGAGCCTTTTATATCATACTCTGATATGTTGCCAAATAATCGTGCATGGGCTACTAGAGTTCCGTATATTAATGATGATGTAGAGATTCAAGGGTACACAAATTGCACTGCAATATCTAATGGTTGGTGTTGGAATATCCCATTGTTCTCAAGATTAGGTGCTGGATATGTATATTCAGATAAACATATCACTCCAGAAGATGCCAAAGAAGAGTTCAAGCAGTATTTAATGTCTAATAAAATGACTATACCTCGCTCAAGAGAAGATGTTGAAAAATTAGAATTTAAAGATATTAAAATGAAAGTTGGCATCCATGAAAGAACATTTGTTAAAAATGTAGTAGCAATAGGTTTGTCTGCTGGTTTTATAGAGCCACTAGAAAGCAATGGTCTTTTTACTGTTCATGAATTTCTCTTTAAACTTATAGATATTCTTCAAAGAGGAAGTATTTCTCAATTTGATAGAGATATGTATAATGTTTCAGTAAAAGATTTATTTGATAGATTTGCTAAATTTGTTGCCTTACATTACGCACTTTCTCATAGAGAAGACAGTGAGTATTGGAAAGAAATAAATGATAAAGTTTTTAAAGATGGAAATGGCGATCCACACAGTCAGCATCACAATCGTACTGACACATTTTATAACATAATGTGGAGATATATGGAAAATAAAGGACATACATTGGGACCTTCAGGTATTACATATATTGCAACTGGAATGAATCTTAACATGATAAATGACTATAGATTTATAGATATTAAAAATAGGATTAATCCTGAAATAATAGAAGATATAAATAAAGTTGTTCGTTTATGGGAAGAAAGAAAATTAAAGTGGAATGTCGCTTCAGGTAACTCTAAAACAATGAAGCAATACTTGCTAGAAAAGTATCATCAATAATGCAATGGGTTTTAGCAATTAAAACTATGTTTCATAAAGAGTATTGGAATAAAGCAAATACTATTGAATTTTTTGCGTTTATGGTTAAGTTAATGATTATATTCCCAGGCTTAATATTTGGAAAACAATTTTGGTGGCTATATATTTTTGCCTTACTGTCCAGTTTATCTTTAATCTGGTCGTCAACAGTAAAAACTCTGCCTACTATAATTTGGTTTAATATTGGCTGGTCTATCCTTGCTATTGCTGCGATATTAAAATATTGGCTATGAGTTACATTGTATACACATAAATTCCTTGAAAAATTAGGCTATGCTATAATAGATCTATGGGATATATAGTTAATAATATAGCAGTTGGTAATAATCCACAAGACATAGAGAGAACTGAATCTTACAATAAGTTTTTTGAAACAGTTGGATCTTCTACAGATAACATAAAAGTTATTCCTAATTTTTTGTCTGAAGAACAGATTAAACATTTAATGGATTCTTCAGAAAAAGCACCAATGCTAAGTTTTGCATCTCAAAAAGATGATAAAGGTGAGCCTCTTAATTGGATGCATATGCATACAGGTATATTTGATAAATTTAAAATAATAGGTAAGATTAAAGAAGAATTAATTAAGGCATATGGATTTACCAATATAGTAGAAAAAGAACCAAAATTTCTTAAAGTTGTTAAATGGGAAAAGGGGTCTAGGTTAAATTTACATGTCGATGATCTTGGCTACATTACAGATAATGAAATAGCAACATTAGTATATTTAAATGATGATTACGAAGGTGGAGAAATAAGTTTTGAAACTCATGGAATATCAATGAAACCAAAAGTTGGAGATCTCTTATTCTTCCCTGGAAATTTACATTACCCTCATGAGGTTAAAGAGGTATTATCTGGAACTAGATACACCTTGCCTGTTTGGTTTACAATAGTATAGTGTATAATTAAAACATGGATTATACAGGTTCAGATAAACAAAATAAAACAAGAAAATTATTAGATGGATCTGAAGTAAAAGATTATGATCACCCTATAGATTTAATATTGCACACAAAAGCACCAGGAAAATGGAAATTAATTGATCTTGAAACGGGACAAGAGTATCTTGGATCAGAAATATCTCATGAAACATTTGGAGAACTTCTAAGAAGCAAGGTCGCAAAGGCCAAGATAGGCTCTTGGTTTAAAACAAAGGGAAGAGTAATAAAAAATGCATAATACTAATAAGCCTATAACTTTTCATTGGATGTGGAGAAGACATTGGCAAATAAATGATAGCGTTGATCATTTAGATCTTAAAGGAATTATGCAGATGGCAAAAGAGTTAGATGGTGTAGGAGTAAAATCTGTTTTGCTTCCGTATGGTCCAGGAGGCATAGATTTTTCTTTAGTTATTGCAGACTCATTAAAAGCAACAAATCAACTAATTATGACAATTGCTTTACCAGCATACGGTACAAGTCCAGATTATGCTGCAAAAATTGTTGACACATTAAACTGTTTTGCTCCTGGAAGAATTGGAGTAAACCTTGTTGCTGGAAGGTGGGGAGATGAGGGAAATGGTCATAGCGAAAGAATAGTTATAGAACACTATATGCATGACTCATCACTTATTGATACGCTTGAAAAAAGAGTTGCGATCTCAAAGGTTTGGATGGAAAATTTTGTTAAGTTAATGGAGAAGCATCAACATAAAACTCATTTGGCTGTAGTTGGATCTTCAGACACAACAATTGAAATAGCAAATAATCATACAGAATATATATATGTTGATGATAATTTAATATATAAGGAACAGTTTAAAAAAGTTGATCTTAGTCGTGTAAAACCAATACTTATCATTGATCCACTTATTATTAATCATCCAGATGATGAAAAAAATGTTAAGTATGATAAAAATGCTGCGCCAAGAAAACAACATCATCACGTAAAGGGTTCAATGTTAGATGTTGTTAAACAAATAAGAGAACTATCAAACCAATTTAATATATATGATTTTATGATACATACTGATCAAGAAGATATT